AAGCAATGCGTGAAGGTGCCGCTGCACCAGCACGAGTACGACGCGTACGTGAGCCTGGCCTACAACATCGGTGCGTTCAATTTCTGCACCGGCGGGCAGAAGGGTCGCACCTCGGTGCTCGTGCAGCGCCTCAACGCGGGTGACTACGCAGGCGCGTGCGATGCCATCCTCGGCTGGAAGTACGTGGGCAAGACCGACTGCTCCACGCCCGGCAATAAGACGTGCGCGGGTATCTGGAAAGACCGCCTCAAGCTGCATGCGCAATGCACGGGGAACGCGCCATGACCTTCACCGGCAAGGCCTGGGCCGCGCTGATAGCCGGCGTTGTGATCGCACTGTTGCTCGCTGCCGCAGGGCTCTCGATCCACAGCGCCGGCCGCATGCAGGAGCGTGCCGCCTGGCAGCAGAAAGAAGCACAACGCGCGGCGCAGCTCGCCAACGACCTGCAGGCCGAGTACGAACGCGGGCGCGCAGCGTCGGCGCAATACCAGCTCGGTGCCAGCGCCTTGCAGGCCAGTTATCTCTCCCTCGAAGGCCCGACCCATGAACTACGCAGGCGCATCGCGCTCGTTCTTCCTCCAGCTGTTCCCGATCGCCGCGCCGAGCGGCCTGCCCGGTCCGCAGAAGTTGCACCGTCAGGCGGCGAACCGCCTGACGGTGGCATCAATCCTCATCGCCTCAGCCTTGCTGCTGTCTGGATGTGGAACAGCGCCCTTGCGGGCACCGACGTACCCGCGGGCGCCTGCGGACTTGCTGATACCTCCGGCGAAGCCTGTGCTGCTGATGCCGGCCTCGCCGTCGAGGACGCCTGGACCAACCACGACATCAACGCGAAGTCATGCGCCGCAGACCGGCTCCGGCATCGCGCGCTGATCGAATTCCTCACAGAAAGACCCGCCAATGAGTGAACCCCACGCACGCACGCAAGAGCTGTTGCTGCTCGGCCAGATCCACGGCCTGGTGCAGGCCCTGAAGGACGGACAGGATCGGCAGAACCGCCGCATGGACGGTTTCGACACGCGCTTCGATGCGCTCGACGGCCGGCTTCGCACGGTCGAGCAGCGCGCAGCGGTGTTCGGCGCTGCATCGGGCGGCGCAATGGCCATCGGCACGGCGCTGCTTGCCGAAGCTGTCAAGCAGTGGTTTCGCAACGGGCCCGGCGTCAACTGACGCGCAGGGCCGGCAGATGTCGGCCTCAGCCATTCGCGCCTTCGCCGCGACAGTTCATACACCAACCAACGAAGCGATCGATGTACTTCCTCAACAGCAAACGCTCGACCTCTCACGCAACGAACGGAGCCTTGGCATGAGCCGTCTCGACACTCTTCGCAGCGCCATCGTGCAGACGCTGAACACCGTGCCGCAGATCGGCCGTGTTCACGACCGCGAGCGCTTCCTGGCCGACGAAGCCGCGCTGCGCGCGCTCTTCCTTTACGAGTTGCCAGCCGGCGGCCAGCAGCTGCGCGGATGGTGGCTGCGACGCACCGCCACCGAAGAGCGCAGCGTCAACAGCGGCCGCACGATGAGCGTCGATACCTGGGCCCTGCACGGGTACCTCGCGTTCGACGACACCGCCGCTTCGGAGCTGGTGTTCGATGCGCTCGTCGAAGACATCCGCGACGCCGTGCGCAGCGACCCTACCTTCGGCGGCGCGTGCGCCACCGGTCCGCTCACCGACGACAAGCGCACCGACGGCGTGCAGGTCGACGGCACAGGCCTTGTCACCTTCTGCGGTGTGCGCTGCCACGGCGTCGCGCTGCAGTTGCGGACCTGGCGCTACCTCTGACGGCTCGCCGGCAGATCTTCCTTTCGACAACCTCAATCAACCACCACCAACGGAGAACGCCGACATGGCAAAACTCATGCGCAAGATGGCCATCCTGGCCAAGGCCGAAACGGTACGCGGTACCGATGCCGTACCCACCGGTGCAGCCAATGCGATCCTGGTCAGCGAAGTCACGCTGACCCCCATCGAGGGCGACGTCGTCCAGCGCGACAACGTGCGTCCGTACTTCGGCTCGCGCGGCTCCGTGCTGGTCACGCAGTACAGCAAGATCGCCTTCTCGGTCGAGATCGCGGGCGTGGCCGCGCCCGGCGACGTGCCCGCCTACGCCTCGCTGATGCGCGGTTGCGCCATCGGCGTGACCACCGCTGCGGGTGTCAGCACCACCTTCGCGCCGGTCACCGATGCGCTGGAGTCGCTCACCATCTACGGCAACGTCGACGGCACCGTCTACAAGATGACCGACGCGCACGGAAACGTGAAGGCGACCATCAATGCCAAGGGCATTCCGAAGTGGCAGTTCGAGTTCACCGGCCTGTTCGTGCCCGCCGAGGACGCGCCGCTGCCCGTGGCCGACTACACCAAGTTCATGGACCCGCTGGGCGTGAACAAGGCCAACACCACGCTCACGCTCGACGGCCTCGGCGTGGCCGCCAACGCCTTCAGCTTCGACGCCGGCAATACCGTGATCAAGCGCGACCTGATGACCGTGGACGCGGTCGACATCACCGCACGCGTCTCGACCGGCTCCGTCACCTTCGAGAACACCTCGATCGCGACCAAGGACTGGATCGGCATGGCCCGCGCCAGCCAGCGCGTGAACCTCGCGCTCAAGCATGGCCAGGGTGCGAGCAACGTCGTCGAGTTCCTGTCGCCGCACGCGCAGATCGGCAAGCCGACGTTCAGCGATGTCGATGGCGTGCAGATGATCACCGTGCCGCTCGAGTTCGTGCCCACCGGCGCGGGCAACGACGAGTGGTCGATCGTCGTGCGCTGAGCTTCGCCGGTACATCAACAAGAGGAACAGACAGAGATGCCCCAGAAACTCAAGATCGCCATCAAGCCGACCTTCGTCGCACCTGTGGTGATGCGCGTGCCCGGTGACGGCCAGGTCGAGGAAGTGCGCTTCAGCGCCGTCTTCAAGCGCTTGACCAAGTCCGACAACGACACGCTGCAGTCGCGCCTGGACGCCAGAACCTTGACGGACAGGGAGCTGCTCGACATGGTGCTCGCCGACTGGAAGGACCTGGAAGGCGACGACGGCGCGCCCTTCATCTGCACCACCGAGAACCGCGCGGCGGCGGTGGAGGAGTGGCCGTCCTTCGAGGCCGCCATTGCCTACAGCTACTTCGAACACGCGTATCCGGCCGCAGTAAAAAACTGAGAGGCGCCGCGCGCCTTGTGCTCGGAGCAGAGCATCGCGTCCACGACGAGCTGGACGACGATCTCCGCAGCCAGTGCGCGTCGCTCGGTCTCGACCCGATCAGGCTCGTCTCTTCGACGGCCAGCGGCGGCGGCCCGCCACCCTTCGAGCTATGGCCCGAACACCAGGACGCATTCGAGGTGTTCCATGCCTGCCGAACGCAGTGGCGGGTCGTCGCAGGGGCGGCGGGCGCGTGGTTCCAGGGGCTCGACTTCGGCGCCGTCGACGTCGCCATGAAGCGCCTGGGCATCCCCCGCGCACGCCAGCGCGAGGTGTTCCTGCAATTGCAGGTGATGGAGGACGAAGGCATCGCGGTGCTGAACGTCTAGCGGCATCGCGGGCCCCTACGGCCATCGAAGAAGCATGGGGCCGGCAGATGTCGGCCTCATTTTTTCTTTCTCTCAAACGGACCATACAGACATGGCTGACGATCAAAAAAACGCACCCCTTCCGACGGTGGATCTTGCGGACATGCTCAAGGGGGCACCCAAGGCGCTCGAAGGGGCGAAAAATGTCAAAGGCTTGATAGATGGCCTCGCCTCATTTGGCGGTGGGGCTGAAGGGGGCGGCGGCAAGAAACTGAATCTGGCCAAGGAGGGTCTCGATGCGCTTGCCTATTTCGGTGACGCCAACCTCAAAGGCCGTAGAGAAGTCGTGGGGTACAAGAACGCCACGCTCGAGTCCGGCAATCCTTATGGCTACACGACCAATGAGCTCGGGGATTACGCATTCCAGATGAGCCGCAAGGTAGGAACGCAGGCGCAAGCTTCGGAGGTCGTTGCGGCCTTGGTGGCGTCTGGCAAGGTCGGCCCCAGTGCGTTGCTCGAGGTTGGAACCGCCACGATGGCGCTCAATCGGGTGACGGGGGTGCCGATCGAAAAAAGCGTCGAGCAATTCAACAGCCTGCGCGACGCGCCTACGAAAAAATCAATCGAGTTCAACAAGGAAGGTAAGCCTTACCTGAGCCTGCAAGAGCTCCAGACGATGGGCAAGCTCGAAAAGCAAGGCAATGTGGAGGCGGCGGGCGCTCTGGCGCAGATCGCTTTTGCCAGAAAACAGAATCAACGCACTCAGGAGCTGGCCGCAAACAGGATTCTCCCGGACCGCGCTCTGACCTTTGCCATGGACAAGGTCAACCGTCTGGATGACGCCGTACGCGACACCGGACGAGACACGAGCCTTCAGCGGGAAATCGATCGGACTGCGAAGCTCTACGAACGTCGACTGGAAATGGAAGCGAGGGGGAGAAGCAGATCGGGATTGCCAATGGACCTCGTTTCCAGAGACGGGTCGGCCGAGGAGCTCCGTCAAAAGCTTGAAACGCTCAAAGAGAGTCAGCGACTGAATCGGAGAGTGGAACTGGGGAAAGCGGAGAGCACGGTCAAGGTCAGGAAGGAAACGGCTGCGTTCGAGGAAGAGTGGGAGGCCGGCAACGGAGGAAAGAAAGCGGATAGCCCGAGCGCCGGAACACGCACTAGCGTTGGCACCAGGCGGGCGGTCACAACAGGTGCCGTGCGTCCGAAGGCGTCTGCCTCGGATGGTATTCAACGCGCCGAAGGGGATGGTCTTTCGTCGAGCATCGTGATGGCTTGCGGATGCAAGGCTGGTACGTTGGAGCAGAAAAATTCGAATGGCCAGAAAGACCAGGCGAACAAAGCAAGCCAATCGCAGGCCACGGCCGGCGAAGCCGCAGACCGCGCATCCGTCGACCCGGAACAAGTGCGCCAGGCGGCCCTGCTCGAAAGCATGCGCAAGGCCACCTCCGGCGTGGTCGAGCAGACGACGGCACTGGACGCCCAGAACACCGCGCACGGAAAAACCAAGTCGGCGCTGAAGGAACTCAACATTGCCCAGCTGGAGCGCCAGTACCAGGATCTGGACAACACCGAGCAAGTGATTCCGGGCTACCTCGAGGCGCTGGGTGCGCGCATCGAGGCCGAGAAGGAACTGCTGAAGGTCACCCGCAACAGCGAAGGGATCGAGACAGCCGACAAGGAAAAGACCAAGCGGGAAGCGAAGGCCAACAAGATATCCGAGGACATCGGCGGTGCGTTCCGCGAGGGTTTCGTGAACTTGCTGGAAGGCAAGGAGAACGCGCTTGACAAGATGGGCGAGTCTCTCAAGAAGAAGATCGTCTCGTCGGTGGCCGATGCGCTTTACGACGCGTCGTTGAAGCCGGCCGTCGAGGCGTTTTCCGGTTGGCTTGCGGGGGCGTTCAAGGGTTCTTCATCGGCTGGCGGTGCCTCGGGCGGAAGCTCCGGGGGCAGCTGGTTCAGCAGCCTCCTGAGCGGAGTGATGGGCATCTTCGGCTTCGCCAGCGCCAAGGGCAACGTCTTCGCCTCCCCCGGCCTGCACGCCTACGCCAACAGCGTCGTCAGCCAACCCACGTTCTTCCCGTTCGCCAACGGCATCGGACTCATGGGCGAGGCGGGCCCAGAAGCCATCATGCCCTTGCGCCGCGGCTCGGACGGCCGCCTCGGGGTCAGTGCGCCTGGCGGTGGCGGCAATGCCGTGCCGACGATCCAGTTCGCGCCCTCCAACGTCTTCCACATCGACGCCCGTTCCGATCGCGGTGCGGTGATGGCCGACATGCAACGCCTGCTCGCGGAGAACAACCGCGGGCAGATGGAACAACTCAAGCGCGTGAAGGTGCTTCCCCAATGACCATCGTGACACTTCCACCCGATCTGCCGGTCAAGCGGCAGGACTTCGGCCTCCAGGCTTACGACCTGACTTTCAGCAACAGCGAATCGGGCGCGATGCAGGTTGCTGTGCTCGGTCCGGCGCGCCGCACCTGCACGCTCGTGAGCGAGGAGCGCATTCCGCTGATGCGGGATGCCGCCG